CCAATCATTTTCACATAGTGGACATTTATCTGGAATCATTTTATTGTATTTAGTATTTATTTTTCCATACTCAATGCTAACACTAGTGAACTCTTTTTCTAATTGCAATATCCTTTCTTCCATGTCTATTAAGACTTCATTGTCCTTTTCTATTTTAATGATATCACTTTGTAAATTAATTAATCCCTTGATTCTTTTTTCAACTCCGTCAAAGAGATTTGAGTCAATTAGTTTAGAGTTAATGTCAATTATCTTTTCTTCGATATCAATTAAACGATTGTATTCTTTTTGTTCATCTTTAATAATCTTATCTGTTTTTGTTAATTCATTTATATTTTTTTGAATCGTATCAATGGACTTAAACTGATTTACTTTTTTATTTAATTCAACAAGTTTTGTTTGGGTCATACGTAATGTATGTTCTTCATTTCTAACAGCTGACAATTGGCCGGATATCTTTTCAACTTTAATCAATTGTTCTTCAGCGTTATCAAGCCATGAGAAATCTTCAGCTTCTTTAATAGCAACTTCAAGTATTGTTTCGTCCTGTTTAATTGATGAGTTCAAAGCCCGAATAGAACTGTCAGCATTTTTAAATGCGGTATCGATATCGGAAAGAGAAGCAATTTGATTTAACTGTCTACCGATTTCAGGGGCGGACTGAGCAAAAATAAAATACGGATTGTCTTGGTTTTGAATATTGATATCTGATAAGTTTAAAACATTAGTTACTTCATCCGGTACTTGTTTATTAAACGCCCTTAGTGGATCATTCAATGTGCTGATTCTATATTCATTCACTCCCTTACCGATTGCTCTGGTAATCTCGATTCCTTCAGTTAACTTAATTGAAACTTCACAAAGACCTTCCAACACAAGGTCTCCGTTTTTATTTTCTTTCTTGATCCAGTCAGACGCAAACTCAAAACCAAGTGGCCTCCCGGTTCGAACCCACTCAATAGCATTAATGAAAACAGATTTCCCTTTATCGGACACTCCACAGATAACATTAATACCGGGAGACAAATCAAGTTCGATTTCTTCCCATGACATAAAATTTTTTAGACGGATGGACTGAATCATTTTTCTACTTGTATCCCTCTTCTCTCTAATTTAATTTTCACGGGGACATCTTTTTTTATAAGTTCTTGCGCTCTTTTGATTGCTTCTTTCTCATCTTCAGTAAATGTTTTTACTCCCATTTTATTTATATGACTTGCTTGTTTTACCCACTCAATCCAAACTCCCTTTTTATATTTAGTATACTTTGGCAAGATTCGTTTTCTTGGAAACATAACAAAGAAATATTTACATACCCTTTTATATTCAGTCTTACTTAACTTTGCATATAGATCTTTTGTTTTTGGTTTTTCATTTGGATGGATATATTCTGGCTTCATTGGAGGACATTCGATATAGTCCGCACATCTCCTCAATAGATCAGGAAGAGATATGACCTTACTCAAGCCATATCTTTTCCATAGCCGTTCAAGCTTGCCTTCAAAAACATTTACGTTATGATGGATAACCCCTCGCAAACATCCGAGCCCATTGGGACCACCGCACTCCTCATTTTTTAGTTTGTGCTTGTGGTCAAAAACACATTCATCTTCTTCAATAGGTATACCAAGAATCGCACATTTGCATTCTTGTTTTCGGAATTGCTCCGCCCGCATTTCTTTTAGTTGTGCTTGAGTGATCGGAATTAGTTCTGTCATTAGTACCCCTAAAAGATCCTTTGTCTATTTAAACGCATTGCATTTTCTACTTCGGTCCAGACTCCTCCGACTATGAGTTGAAGTTCTTTCTGAAGCCTATTCTTTTCTAAATAGACTACTAAATCATCTCTTGATTTTTTGAGGTCGAATTCACTCGCCGTAATTCCACCGGAGTCCGATTTCCAATGTTTAGTCTTTTTTAAAAAGTCAACACAGGAACCAACATCATCAACTCCGTAGTCATTGTATATTGGAAAGACAATACCATCTTTTCTTTTCTTCCCGGTCAGTTTATTCTTAACTACTTCTGCTTGGGTAACACCGCCAATCTCATGTTTCAACTCCATAGCTTCATCGGTGATTCCCTTTAACCTATGGAAATAAACTTGATGATAAGAATAAAAGTATGGCGCCTCTCCGCCAGCGGTTACCCAATCTGTCTGGCCGAAACCTTTATTAAACCGCTGTCTGGTTTGCATAATAATAAACAAAGCTGAGTCAGTATGTTTAATCCTCCCGTTGACCATTCTTAACACTTCACCGATATGCTTAGCCTTTTCAGCCTTATATGAACCATCTACTTTTGATAACATGTCCGCATCTTTTGATTCAATAGCGGCCTTTCTCATGGCTTTATATTCTCTTTCGAGTTCTTCGTCCGACGAAAGGCTATCGAGACTATCCAGAACATAAATAAATGGTTTACTGGAGTCACAGCGTTTCAGAATGTTGTATTTAAAATTCTGGATTGTTTCACTTGGGATTGGGTCATTTGTTTTCTTGTCAAAGTTTGGAGGACATAATCGACCACTGTTTAGGTCAGATGGAACCTTCGGCGCAAGAGGTGGGAAAAGATACTCGAGGTTAAACCCACTCCCCTTTCCTACTGTAGTTTGTTCAGCGTCATCCAATATCAAATCATAGTCGTCAAACTTCTCATCGACTGCACAGCAGGCCAGCATAGTTAAGAGAGTAATGGATTTACCTGATGCGGATTTACCTGGCGCAGTATTTATAGACCCCATTGCGAAAGCCCCGAAAGGGGTATCACTGCATGCACAATTAACTAAGGTTGAACCAGAAGGAATTAATCTATCCGCAGTAACCTTGGAAGGGTCAGGCCCAATAAAATCTTCTGACTCAATTACGCTGGTTCTATCTTTAGTTTCTACTTGCTCGGTTAACTGGCTGGCCGGTCTTCGTCTTCTCTCCATTTAATCTTCCTTTCTGTAATCGTTATCATGTCCCTTAAATCACTCATTTCATAATCCGGCTGGTAGTCGTCGCATATCCCAGTAAGACCACTTACCTCTCCATCAGAGTCAGCGCAAACCCATACCATATCATATTTCTGATCTGACTCTTTCCATCTAAAATGGACGGACACCTTTTCACAATTCATGCATGACCATATACTAAAGAATTCTCTATAATTTTTCATACCCACGCTCCCGGTTTTTTTGATTGAGGAGTCCAGACTTCTTTGAACTCTCTGCTATGTCTATTTTTACAACACTCCTCTGCTTTTTCTTTTATAGTCCATAAATGCAAGCCTTCTCTACAAAGAAACCATCCCGGTGCTATTTGTTTGATTTTTGATTCTGCTCCCATCTTTTTTTACCTTCTACTTTAAAAATTGAACCCTTCCCCTGCAACATCCCCGATATCAAATATCTCCTGCGATACTTGTGGTTTTCTCATCTTGGCAACCCTTGGAGAGTTTATAACTGGATTTAGTCCACCAGAGTGAAGGGTTCAAAATATTAAAGTACAAACTTTCTTTTTATAATTTGTCGATAATTATAACGCGCCAGCCGAATCAAATCGTTGGCACTCCGTACTTTGAGAACTCGTGGTGGTGATGCTTTTCTACTTCGGGCAATTGCTTTTATTCTCTTTCTTATTTTTATTTTTTCTTTATCTTCGTTCATCCTTATTGCTCCTTTTATTGTTTGGGTGGGCAGGGATTTGCACCCTGCAATCTTATCCGCTTATTATAAGCACACCATAGTTTCGCAAGGTCGGGACAGCGTAAGACTTCTCAACCAGTCTACTATGTCATGGCGTCTACCTATTCCGCCACCACCCATATCTTTTTACTCCTGACCATACTTTAAAAACCATAATAACTTTGCTTCATCAATGTACCATCTACCGAACACCTTCTTACCGATCTTGTATTGCTTTGTCCATTTAATCAGGGTCGGCAAGCTAATATCATAGCCTCTTTTTTGGAGCAATTCGATTGCCTTTCCAGTTGTAATTCCGGGATTTACTTTTTCAGCAGTCATAATATCTTACCTTCGTCGCCGTGCCGGTCTATTGACTACCGGGGCTGTACTGGTAGCGGCCGGTGCTCTCCGGGCCGGCGGTGCTGGTTCTGGCTCCGGCTCCGGCTCCGGCTCCGGCTCTGGATTATTTTTCATTGTTTCAAATTCTAACTGACAGGCATTGTAATCCTCATCGGCACACAACTGACATTCTGGATGTTGGTTGAAGTCATAACCGAATTCTTTCTGACAGCTTGAAGTCGGGTCCTCTTTTTTCTCCGGTTCGGGTTCGGGCCAGACGTCCGGCTCTTTTTTAGGTTCATCAAATCTCTGGCGGGGTGGTCTTGGCCGACTTGGTTTTTCTATTACTTTCTGAGGGGCGGCACTTTCTTCCCCTCCGTCGTCACCTGCAACAGCACCACCAATAGCTTGAACGGTTTGTGCATATGTAGGAATTACCAACATCTTATCGAGCGGATATACCTCGTCGAGGATTGATTCTTCGTAAGGCTGGCGTTCTTTAAAATCAATTCGATCCGCCTCTACAAAGGGCCACTTCCCGAGTTTCTTTTGTTGCCCTCGCCATTCAACCGTCCGACCATCTTCCAGATCCCAAAACAAATCCAATCCATTCGAGCCCAGATGTATTTCGGTTAGAATTTGTTTCTCAAACAAATGATAACTATTATCCCACAATCGAATTTCTTCATCGGCATTCAAATCGATTACGTTGTAAATGCATCTCCATTTGGGCGCCAGTGCAGCAACTGTTTCTTCCTGACCCTTTTCATCCATCAGGCGCTCTCGTTCCTCGCAAAGCCCACATGGTTCACCAAACGCTTCCCTTAAGCAAACCAGTTTTTCTCCCGTGGGAAGAGTATGTCTTGGATACTCAAGTTTATAATCAACGTCGCCAACATCCAGACCGGTAGGTTTCCCAGAGAATTTTCGGAAGCGTTTATACCATTCTGTTGAAATAATAAATGGGATGAAGTCGAACAGGTTGACTTCTCTTCCGTATTTAATTTTATCAACCCATAGAACTTCACGTCCTCCCAAGTCCTTATAGGTCAAGACATTATTACTTTTGCCTTCCCTATTCTCGACACTGTCCCGGGTTTTCTCCTGCAATTTTTTTCTTCTTTCTGACCAGCTTGTCATAATAAATTCTCCTTGATTTAGAGGTCCGTATATTTTCTTGGTCTATGCCCAATGTGATACTTATTGCATATCGGACAAATATAAATGTTATACTTAAAACCTAACTTGCCATTCTTCTTTAATGAGACAACTGACTTTATCGCGTCAGTATGTCTCTCATACGCAACTTTATTTTTACATTTTCTTTTACTCCTTGCATTTTTAGCTGCCATAAGTCACCCCTATTCTACGTTTCTACGCGTTCTCCTTTTTTGATTTACTCTAGTTCTTATTTCATCGTCGACAATTTCTCTCTGTTGAATCTTTTCTTGCGCTCTGATCCCATTGGTCTTGGATACCCTTGAGAAATATCCCATCGACAGTAAAGCTCTTTCCTCCTGAATCATATCTCTTTTCTGATAGATCGAACTACAGGCTTCACATAACAAATTATATTCATACTCCAGATCAATTAATTTTTGTTTCAGGTCCCGGTGTCGGTCGTCGGTTCTGTATGCTGCCTCAAGCTGGATAGCAGTGGGCGGTTTCATATTATTATCTGCGGCCCCTTGCAATTGCTCCTTGATAATGAGGCTTCTTGTCACCTTTATTTCTTCGACGGTATTTGCTACCATCTTACTAAGCCTGACTTTCTCCTTTCCATATTTCCAGTAAAGGTCTGATTGATCTTGCGCCTCCAATTCTAATTGGTCAAGGTTTATGCTGCTCTCCCTATGATAATCAAACTCCTCATCCCAATCTAAAATCATTTCCGCTCCTTTCTAAAATGTAAAGATGACTACTAAATCATCTTTCTTAAAAAGATTTTTCTTCCCTCCACCGCTAAATTTCCAATCTCTATATTCCATTTTCATAGCCCAACTTAATACTCCGGCCACGGTCCATAATTCAGTAAATTTTATTTTATCTTTTTTTAATTGAACCCTGTATCTATTAATTGGATGGCGTCTGGAATACGATTTTAATATCCGACCATTGTCTCCTTTAACATTTACTTTTAAAATAGTTCGATTCATTTCATCTCCTTCTCATATTGGTCATAACATTGTTGGCATGAATACCGACCATCTCCCCATGTCAAAACTATCATGTACATTTTCTTTCCCGGTAAAATTTCTTTGCCACATATATGGCAATGGTGATTTTTAACAACCCATAAAAAATATTTGTCATAACATTTCATTCTACCCCCTTTTCTAGATTAATCAATGATTGGATTATCTCTGCTCTTATTTGAGAAATTCTGAATTGCGTAACATTTAACATCTCCCCTATTTCTTTGTGGGTATATCCTTCAAAAATTAATCTGACTATATGCTTATGCTTATCAGGTAGTTTGTTTAGTAAACTATTTAATGTCATTCTAAGTATATGAG